ACGTCTTTTTACAAGCCCTGGCAAAACTTTACCAGAAGCTTTATTGTATTCAAGAATCATATTAGATATCTCTTCATCACCACGACTACCGCCATCCAGCAGTTTATTTAGGTTCCCTGCACCTAGATTGTATGTAAAGCTGGTAAGTGCTGTGATCTGATTGGAGTCCCAGTCGTATCCATACTGCTTTGCTGCAGATACTACAATATCTCTAAACTTAGAGGTATCTCTACTGAGTCTATCCCTTGCTTGCTGTAAGGTTATAGTTTCATTTTCTCCACTGGCCTTGCTTCCAAATCCGATTGCCCAGTGATCTACATCCCAGTAAGCTTTAAAAGTTTTTTGATTCTTTACATTTTCAAAACCAGCAATGAAGTCTTCAGCAGATTGAACAGAGGGACTATCTACATCGTCACCCTCATTTAGAATATCTACAGTCTCCCCAGACTCATCAGTCAAAGCCCTGGTAGAACTACCTTCCTCTACAAGGTTTTTGTTTTGCTCTCGTAGCCGTGTAAAATATTTTGTCATAAAATCATCTTCTTCAGCACTAGCTTGTAGCACCTCAGGTCTTTTACTTACAAGAGATTTAGGCAAAAGTCTATCGGAATCATTTTCATCAACGCTTTGAAAAGAACTACCAGCTAGTCCCTTAGAAGCTAATCTCTGATCAGCCTGTTGCCTAGCTGTAAGTAATAGGTTTGTATAGTTTGCTGCCATTTTATTTTTCCTAACTTAAGAGAAGAGTATCCGTGTAAACGCTGCCCATTTGGAAGTTTCTTCTGCATCATCTCTGGCTGTTTGATACTCATCATATTTTTTATCCGCAAGGAGAATACTAAGTGAACGATCTTTACTTGACTCGGAAGACTTGTAAACGTAATCCATGATGTCTCTTTCACGTTGCCACAGTTGATCCATAATAGACTGGGTAAACGCATTAGACGCCATTGCTACATTAGCGTTAGACTCATTCTGTGCAGCTGTATTAATTGTAGATACGTTTTGTCTCCACTGAGCATTAGCCTGAGCAATTACCAAAGAGTTTTGTGCATTAAATTGCTGACGTTGATTTTCAATACTGGCGTTAAATTGTTGTGCAGCATTGTCTTGACCAGCATTAAACTGATTCGTTGCATTAATCTGTGACGAATTAAATTGACTAACTTGCGTAAAGAGACTAGCCATAAATTGTTTGGTTTGATTTTCTGACGAAGCATTAAATTGTCTTGCAGCATTCTCAGCAGCTGAATCTGTAAAGATAGACTGAGCGATAGTCTGAGCCTTAAACATTTCTGTTTGTTGCCTATTACTAAGATTAGCCATATCCATTTGCAAGAATGCTTGTGCATTTTGAATTGCAGCTTGCTGCTGATTGGATAAGTTTTGCGATTCTAGCTGGGAGATAGCTGCAGCTTGGGCCATCACCATTGCCTGACTGTTAGATAAATTAGCTAAGCTCATAGTATTTGAAGCACGAGAGTTCTCAAGTGCAATTTGTTGTTCAGCAGTAAAGTTCATATTAGCTACATCAGAAATCTTAGATGCATTTTGAACTCTTGCTTGGAAGGCTTGATCAAACTCCATACCCATAAAGGTAGCACGTTGTTGTGCGGCAAGCATAGCACGTTGCTGTCTGTTTGACAAGTTCTGAGATTCAAACTGGGATTGAGTTTGAGCATCTGCCATAGCAATAGGAAGTGCAGATTCCATGGTAGCCTGTACAATAGCCTGTCCAGCCATTGAGGATGCACTAAGGCCACGGGAAGCCATCTGTGACATAGCAGCCCTCATAGCACCCGCAGCCCAAGATGGAGTGTTGCCCCCTTCAAAGTCCTGCATGAGGTCTGTCAGCTGCCCTCTAACTGTAGCTTTTTCAGATGGAGTTGCAGTAGCCGCTTGTATTTGCTCAGTAAACTTACTGGCTGTTTCAGCATCAGCGACACCGGAAATAAGTTCACCCTCTTGGATCTTACGCTGTGCCGGGTTATCCACCATAGTGGCGGTACCCTGAGCTTCTTTAAGATCACTTACACCCGTGGAAGCTGGGTCTTTCGTAGCACCCTTGGCTATAGAATCTGCAGACACTTCACCTTCTTGAGCATCAAGATCCTGAACAGCGTCAGTTACCTTAGACCCTGTTGTAGAAGCAGTTACTCCACTTGCAGTTATCTCTTTGGGTGTCTCGACTGTAGAAACTGAATCTACTTTGGTGGCATCTACAGAGGGTGCTGGACCTGTTACTTGCCCGGTGTCTTGCGAAACAGATGTACCTTCAGTACCTGCTTCAATATCAACAACATCAGACTTTTTAGCCTGTGAACCTGGGTCTGTCACAGCAGCACCAGTCACCTCTCGTGCACCAGAGGACATCTCTGCTGAACGCTGGCTCTGAGCTTTAGCTAAATTGTCGCTTACTGTTTTTACCTTAGACGCTTTGTATTCTTCGGCTCTTTGTACGAAAGATGCAGCATCGGCACCATCAAATGCTGGTATAGCTACTGCCTGTAAAGCCTGTAGTTTTATTCCCAGCTGACCAATTTTATCTGCAGATCCCTCATCCGCTTGATTGTTAGCTGCGTTAATAGCATTTGTAAAAACAGAAAACTTGTCCTGATTACTTTGCGGTTCATTGCCTGCATCTACAGTACCACCCTCCGAGTACTGATACGGAGCACTACCCCCATCACCACCACCAAAGACTATAAGCCCAGATGCTCTAGGATTTAGATGCCGATCAATCATGAAGGGGTTATAGATCATTTTTTAAACTCTCTTGTATGTCTTTTACTAGGTTTTTGCAATCTTCGCCAATGTATTTTTTTATTTTTACTGTATACATTTGTGTGTTCTTTACGGACTAGTCTCATTACTTCTCTGGCATTTCCATAGGGGGCAATAAATTCTATACCCCAAAGCTCATCATTTAAATCTGATGTATAGTCTTGCTCCGTAATATAGTAGTCACCACTTAAAAATTTATTTCCGTTCTTTTCATTGAGCCAGCACCAAGTAACTAAGCCGACTGGAACTTGATCTTGATAGTAAAGACGTATCTTGTTGTATTTTATAGGTGCTATAATATACCTATATATGTCGTCTACATTGTATACTCTATGCCAATAACTCTGCTTTAAAAGTTCTAAACTATCTGAAAGTGCTTTATACTTATCTATTTCCATTACTATAGTTTAACTGAAAAAAGTTAAAAAGTCAAGTTAATTACCACTTACCCTGCTTTACACCCAAGAAGTACATCACTATTATTAAAGCCCCAATACCTGCTAGTGCTACAGCAATACCTACAGTCCAGTTAATACAGTTATCTATGAACTCTTGTTTCTTGTAGACTAGCTCACGTTGTTCTTTACGTTGCTGTGCTTCTATTCGTACTATCTCATCCCATGCGCTAGGGCCATACGTCCAAGAAATGTGGCTCTTAAGCTCCTCTCGCATTTCTTTGAGCTTCTGTTTCTGTGACCATATTTCCAATGCGTTAGATTGGTTGTCACTAAACATCTTGTACATAGGGGGGTTCTTAGCTTTATCCTCCAAGAAGTCTAGATCACTAACAGCCTTAGACCACTGAGATACTGCCCCTGCCATACCACTGATTTCACGACCTACAGATACAGCTTTCTTGATACCATTGTAGGCTGTAGTAGCCGCAGCCATAGCTGTAAAAGGATCAATCACTTTAGCTACTTATTCCCCAGCTGCATCCAGACAGCACCAGCAATAAATGTTATGATGGCAAGTGTTGTAAACTTAACAAAGGTGGACCAGATACCCTTACGAGTATCACGCCATACATCAAGTAAATCTCTCATCTCATTAATATCTTTAGCAGCTGTCTCATCGTGCAACCCAATAGATGACAGAGCTTGTTTAGCACCACGCTTAGCTGCACGGTCTAACATAGATTCTAATTCTTCTGCTGTTAATGTTATGTTAGACATTATATTACCTTATATATTTTTACAGCACCGTCCTGCCCTGCACTAGTAGAAACACTTATTGGTGTGGCATTTACGTATACCTTACCCTCAGACCCATCCCCGTAGTTTCCATTTACCCCAGAAAAGAATGCATTAGCTACACCATTAGTTACAGTAACACCTTCACCTTTAGCACCAGCGTAGTACGTACCATTATAAGTAGAAGAGCTACTATTTCCACCTACTACACCAGAGTGTTTAGCAAATTGCATACCTGATAAATAGTCTATACCTGTCTCTACGGAATTAACAATCTCTATAGAGCTAATTGAACCTTTGTTACCTTCTACTACCTCATGTGCGTTACTACTTACACCCGCACCACCTGTTCCTATAGTGACTGTAAAAGTCTGGTTTGTGGTTAGTTTAGAGAAGGCTACTTTCATGCTACCTGCAGATCCACCACAATATGTGTAGTTTGGTGACGATGGATCTTGTTTTATATTTCCAGAACTACCGCCATCAAAGATTAAAAATACATAAGTACCTGCTGTAGTAGGAGACCACGTTGTGTCACTTGTTATTGTTGTTACAGGATTTAAGGTGACACTACCACTAAACTGACCATCATCTTCTAGATAAGTTAAACCACTATCTGCAAGCTTACCATAGAAATGCCTAAGACTTAACTCTTCAGAAGCAGACGTTGAAGGAAAGGCAGCTATACTACCTCCCTTAGTATTAACAATAGTATCATAGCTACTATTATGACCAGAGTAAAACTTAGCAAATTCTATTTCTCCAGATATGCCTAGAGTGTTTTTGATATAAGCTAGATCAACAGGAGATGCTCCAGTAACATTGTCTGCGCTACTGGGCCAATCATAGGTAGATCCTGCAACTTGCATAGCCTCTAATAAGTGCTGGCCTTCTGTATCAGTATTACCGTCTATATCTACAGGTTGATATACACGAAGGTTTGTCTGGTGTTTAATAATATCTAGTTGGTCAGAAAGATTTATGCTATTGTTTAAATCTATATCTCCCCAGAGATAGCCATCTGATAAAGTAGTTGTGGCTGCTGATGTAAAATAAGGAGGTGTAATACTAGATATAATAAAAACTACATCTCGTCCATACATATATTCACGACTATTTACTTTACCTAGCTTAGTATGTTCTACAAAACTTATCATACTAGTAGCTCCTTAAGGTGTACCAAAGCCAGTTATGTTGCCTGATACTACAAGGTTTCCAGTAGAGTCTAGCGACATTACCGTTGCACCATTATATTTAAATAGTAGTTTATTGCCTGTAGCGGTTGCTTCTATCTCAAATGCCTGTGCTGCACCATTAAGGGCCACCGCTCCTGATGTAGTAACGTCACCTGTAAGAGTAGAAGTGCCAGTTACGGCCAGATTATTAGTAACAGTTAGGTTATTACCTACAGTTACGTCATCTGGCAAACCTACAGTAAATGCTGTACCCTCTCCTGCAGTACCCGTAACCTCTACTTCGTTAGTTGTACCCGCTATGGAAGCTGCATAGTTACCTGTAGTATTAGTACCCAAAGTAACAGCATCTGTTCCAAGTGTGGTAGATATGGACACATCACCTGAGCCATCAAAGTCTACATTACCAACTACCGTACCTGTAAGAGCTATGTTAGCTGTAGCAGCCAGGTTAGTAGCGGTAGTAGCATTTCCTGATAATGCACCTGTAAATGTTGCTGCTTCTACGTCAACTAACGAGAACCCCCCGTTAGAAGTGTCGATAGTAGTAGTACCAGGCTCTTCAGTAGCTTTGTAGAATTTAATTTTACCAGAATCATTTGCATCTCTAAACCAACCTGCATATTGTTGAACTTCATTTGTTGGTTTAAAAGTACCATAAGTACCAAAATCAGTTCCGTCTGCAGTGCTATTATTAGAAGCTAGTTTAAACTGAGGATCTGCTATAGATACAGTAGTAGAATTTACCGTTGTAGTAGTTCCTGATACAGTCAGGTTCCCTGCTATAGTGAGGTTGTTGCTGAATGTAGAGGCAGCTGCTACTGTTAAAGCGCCATCCATATCTACAGCACCACCAATATTTACTGCCCCAACAATACCGGCACCACCAGCAACAGTTAATGCCCCTGTAGTATTGCTACTTGAGGCTGTAGTGTCTGTAGTACTGACCGCTCCTGTAGCAGCTAGTGTACCATCGACAGTAGCATTACCACCTGTCGCCAACGTACCGTGTACTGTCGTACCTGTCTTAGTAGTAGTACTTGTTTTAACCCAAGCAGCACCGCCTGATGCTGCCGTGTCCCACACGTACTGTTCTATTGTATTGTCTGTGGCTATCCTGTGCTTAAAGCGTTCTGTACCACCCTTCTTATAGATAATGTCACTTCCATTAACGTCTACAATTGCATCCCCTGCTATGTCAAAGAGTAAGTCACCTGTAGTTAGGGCTATAGTAGTGCCATCAATACTAATATTATCTACATTAATACCTGCATCAGCTGTAAGAGTGTCATGTACAACTAGTGTACCGCCTATACTAGAATCACCATTATCATTAGATATCCCTGTGGTAATGCCTGCCTTAGCTGTTACCGCTCCTGTAACGGCTAGGGTACCCTCTGCTACAGTATTACCACTGGCTGCTGCGACAGTGAATTTGTTTACCTCTGGGTCTGCGCCGTTATCAATAGTAAAATTTCCAGATCCAGTTATAGACCCAGCTACATCTAGAGTACCCGATAGAGTAGTGTTACCATCTACAGTTAAAGTACCAGCCAAGGAGGTATTACCTGTAGCGTATTCTACAAGAAACTTACTACCTGCTGTACCTGTGTCGTCATCTAATGTGAAGTCACCTGTAAGAATGGTACTACCTGCAACCTGTAGATCAGAAGCTAGGGTAGTCAAGCCAGATATAGTTGTCTTACCTGTTACGGCTAATGTTACTAGATTGGCATCTGTAGGACCAGAAAGAACAGCCTTCTTAATAAAAGCTTCCTTGTAAGGTACTCCTGTTGTACCTAAGTCTACTGTAACTGCTGCCGTAGTAGGCCGTAAAGATCCAGAAGAAACAGTGACCTCTTGACTACTACCTATTACAGATATAGAAGAACCTTCTCCTGCAGTACCGTCATGCGAGTGACCTGAGGAAGCGTTGAATGCCGCTTCAATAGCATTATACTCTAGGTCAAAGTCATCAGCATCAATGACGTTGCCGTTAGCTATGTTACCTGTTGTATCTTGACGTGTATAACCTGCCATGATGTTTCCTTATTGCCTGTCTTCTTGAGCGAACTCTATTAGGGCTGTGTCTAAAGTAAATGTGGGGTTAGTAGAATTATCTTCAATACGTATAGCTATTGTCTTACCTGATCCAATAATATTTGTATTGTATATACTATCTAGTTCACCACCGTAGGTTGCGGGGGAAAATGTTTCACCAACTTCATTATAAAAAGGTCCAGCTTGGTTTGGGTAAGTTAGCCACGGCCCTGCAGGTGATACTAAAATTGAGTTATCTGCTACTCTATCTGAAGATGCAAATAAAGATTCCGAATCTCCATATATAAACACTGAGGTACCTGTGCCAACAATTTGTTGTGTCTCAGGCTGCACTGTTGTAAGGTCCGAAGAAGAAGCAAAGTTATACTTTACGTTTAAATCTAGACTCATGTTACCTGAAGGCTGGGCATAAAGAGTCATCTTGTAGAAAGACTTACGAACTTGCGGATCTGTTACAGGCATAAAGGGTGATTCGTATATAGCCTCAATAGCTTCACCGTCGAAGCTAGCACCTGTTTCCATTATATAAACATATCCATCACTATTAGCAAAGGAGACAGTTTCTTCTGTATTGGTGTAATGACTATCAGAGATGTAAGATTTTATGCCTTTGGTAGTAGACCAATTAACACCAGAACCACCTTGAGATATAAATTTTGTAGCTATGAGACCTTTAGATACACTGGTCTTTTCTGATTCTACGTATGCAAATATTCGATACTGCCCCTTCTCCCTTAAAATTACAGAGGAGAATATGGGAGTACTGCCTAGAAAAGGTATACTATCCTTAGCTATTTTATCTGATGCAATATCTAGACCAAAGTCACCTATACGATCTGTTGCACTTAAAAGTCTGATACCATCAGGAGCTAAGTACATAATGTCACCACCAAATTCTTGGATAGTGTCACCGTTAATGCAACCAATACGTTCTGTAATAGGGGAAACTTTAAAGTTTGAAGAAGTCTCTCCTGTTAAACTCTGTACAGTGTTGGTCGTAAATATAATAAGTTGATTACGAAATACTGCTAGACCTGTAATATCTGCTGATACACCTATAAAACCTGCACCAAGACCTGTGTTAAAATCGTCTACACTAGATGTTACAGTATAAAATAGAGTGTTGCCCTTAGAATAAAAAGCTTTATTCTTAAACATAACTACATGCTCTGCTCCCAGAGGATCATTTGTACCTGTATAACCATCAGCATTTGAATCTGTATTCTGTAGTTTTAAAAGTGTATTACCTGCTGTATTATAAATAATAGGAAAATTTACACCGTCCACAAATATTACTTTATCAGATACCCCTAAATTGTATAAAGCACTTCTAGCTTTTAGTCCATTAGTAAGAGCAGACTCACCCATACTTGTCCATGTACTACCTGTACTATAGTAGTACTCAGTTTTATTAGAAGCATTTTTACGGGAGGCGACAATACGTCCTGAGCTTATAACCTTTAGTCCTAGTATGGGACCAGTGCCGGGTACTTGGGTGGTACTGTACTTCTCGTAACCTTTTAGCTTAGCGTAGCCACCCAACTTAGATGCTTCAAAGTTCTGTAGTATAGTAGCAGAACCCACGGCATTACTACCCTGCTGCAAAGGGCTTAGGTTGGATATTAACCCACCATTAAACTCTATAGGAAATGTCTGCCACTGTGTAGCCATTAGAAATGTACTCGTGTATCTCGCAAGTATTCTGTGCGATTGATGTGTAAGCTACGTAGTTGTTTGATACCTTGTTCAAACTTCTGTAGTGATAATTGTGCGGCCTGTGTGTCACCACGAAACTGGTAGACATAGTACATAGCACCATCTACAATGGCGTATCTGTATTGCTCAGGGAGAGTGGGTACGTCCGTACTGTTTTCTAATTCAAACCCTGTTCGGAAGTACTCATACACCACTTCGTACTCTTTATCAGGTGCAGGATAAAAGATAAGTTCTCTGCTAGGTGTACGTACAACATACTCAGGTGTACCAAATGTACTTGTTGTAGAGTTATACTCAGAATCGGCATGTTTGTCAAGCCATTCTTCATAAGTTAGTACTTTTAACTTCACAGTATTTACATTAAAACTCTCATTGCGTTTGACACGAAAGGTGTTCATGTTGATAGTTTTACTATCGTAAGGCATACTGTAACGTACTTCACCTACAGAAAGAACTTCTATTTCCTCTGCATGATTCCAGGGCCACTCAACTTCTTCTTGATTAACATGACGGATAGCTGCGTTAACGGAGTTTTTAGCAAAACTATAATACCCCGTAGCAGTACCAAAGTTATTAGCATCTAGTTCTACTTCGTTAAGTCTACGATTAACGTCATTAACTAATTCTATGTAGTTATATGCCATCTCTACTTCTCCTTAATGCGTATGAATACACTACGCTCATACTTTAGGTTAGACCCTGTAGTAATACGACACGCAATTTTGTATCTCTTATTATTTGTACCTAAGGATAGACGTATAGTTGCAATAGTATCTGTCTCCTCATCAATTGTACCTGTTACAAATTGTAATCCATCAACGACCTGAGAATCAGACACCTCAGTTTTAGTACCATCTGCATCATAAATGTACCAATCTACTGACCCAATAGTATCATTACCCGCAAGAGTAGAACTACTAAGAAAACGAGACCAGTCAATGCTATAGTCCAACAACTCATCTTTATCTTTGTCAGGCCACTTATACGACATGCTTAACCCTCGTTCTTTAATATATAAACTGTTCTGTTTTCTTCTGTTATATGCACAGTTCTATTTCTTTCGTAACCTACTAAGTAGGTAGTCCTGGCTCTATTGTAGTCATTAGAAAAATTTTGGTATGGAAACTTTACAGCAGTAGGATCTGCTAGGCTATTATAAATATTAGCTAGTGTACCAGAGAAAGTAGCAGTAGCTTGTCCGTAACCTTCTAATGTAGAAATGCTAAAGATAGCAGATGTACTACCTGTAGTTATATTAGATTGGGCTGAGAAATCAACACTTGCTACGCTTGTTACAGATACAGCAGGAGGCATAAACGCTGTAGCTTGTGCGTCCTCATCAGCAAAGTCACCTATGTAGATCGTGAGGAAAGCAGTAGCACTAGAAGGTGTTATGTTAGCTCCACCAGTAACATCAGCAAAGTCATTTACTACAGTACTGCTGCTAGTACCTACTGTAGTAATATTTGCTTGTGCATCTACATCACCAAAGTCACTAGCTATACCTGTTACGAAAGCACCTGTGATTGTTATGTTTGCTATGCCTTGATAGTCCAACGTACTTGCTGTAAAGGTAGCCGTAACAGGGGGCTGTGTTATATTGGCTGCACCGTTAGATACAACATCATTAATACTGGTAGTAGATAGTAATCCTACAATAGCAGTAGATGCTTGAGCGTCAAACAGTATAGTATTAGCACCAACTGCTGAAACATTAGGTAACGTAAAGAATGCTTTGGCATCAAAGAGCAGTCCACCTGCAGTAGACTGACCTAAAGAAGAACTCAAAAAAGCTAAGGCCTGTACAGACGTAACTGACTGTGAAAGAGTTGTTTCTGAAAATGCTGCAAAGCCTAGCATTATAAGTCCTTATTCTGGTTTAGTGGGCCAATCTTCATCGTTTAAGTTGGGCCAGTTTGTATGAGTAGGAATATCTCTTAAAGCTTGCCTATAAGCAATTTGATCATCTGTCATAGTAAGATCACTAGAAGCCCACCAATCCGTATCACGTAACCTATCATCTCTGTTTCCTCTAGCAAACATTATAGTATCTTCGATAGGTAGACTATGATAATTATTCATTTCCGCCTCAGTTAGCGTTTCAAGAATAGTTACTTCGTCAGTTCTATGATTAGTTTCAACTAAATCATATTTTCCATCATCACGAAGCACAAAGACTGAGGAGCTTGCCATAGTTAATTTCCTTTTACTAGCTTATTTATTACTACGGTTGACCAGCAAGGGCATACGCAGTTACACTTATTTTTATTGGTACACTTGCTTTAAATACTATACCACCAACTGTAGTATTATCTAGAGTCCTTTGAGCAGTTTGCCAAAACGATCTTATTCCAGGAAGATAAGTATACCCCACACACTCACTGTGAAAATGCATTCTTTGATAAGGGGTAGATGTACCATTTTCTCTTAGATCTAAATAAATAGTAAATGGAAATTGCCTATTAGAAGTGATTTGATAACGATTCATATAGATATCATACGCTGTACTCCAGCCATAAGTGCTGGTAGTACCTGAACTTTCAAGTCTAACAGTACTCCCAGTAGAGGTGTATGAACTGCTTAGGTTGGTTGTATTTCTAATTGTATAACGAAAATATTGAGCTGTGTTACTTGTGTGGGACATTGTACCATTAATTACAACCAATCCCTTTTGATTCGAGCCATTTTGATCATGATATAAATTTAGCATGGCTTCAGTTACGGTGCCAGTACCACTATCAAAATCATCTATAACGCTTTCCATCCCATTAGAGGTGTATATTGTTCCGCCCATTAGGTGCTCCTCTAGTTACTACCATACTCTATCAGTCTCTCTAGTTACTTCATACGCCTTAACTTCACCTTTAAAGCCACCATACTGATTAGTAAATTCTAGACTAGTTATAAGATAAGATATAGAACCTCCTCCTGTTGATCCTGCATTAAACATAGTTTGTTGCATAGTAGATCCTGTATATGACAGAACTCTAAGTTGAATATGCGTAGAGTTATAAACAGTACCGCTAGTATTTGTAGGTTGATTCTTATGTATAAAACCCGTAAAGGTTATACCATGAGTGTTAGTTTTTACAAAACGGTCAGCATAATTTATATAAGTATTAGTTCCAAAACTGTTTGAAGAATTGTCAAGACTCTGATCAGAGTATGCGTTGTATTGATGCTGAACATATGGACTTGAGCCAGTTGAAGGGGAGCCACCTGTACCGCTATTTAAAGAAAGGTGCCAATTAGAAATAAATCTGATTCTAGGAATGTGAAGAGTTGAACCACTGGTAGTTAATGCACCAGTTATATAGACTAGTTGTGCATCCTTAGTAGAATTTTGGCAATCAATAGTCATACTAGTAACGTCAGTAGTAGTATTATAAGAGTCAATTAAAGAATCTAATCCTTTAGATTTAAATTGCATATTAATAATTCCCTAGAATTACTTGTGAGCTAACTTTTCCTCTTAAGTAAGCCGTACCCGCACCATTAGGAAAGAATCTTACTTTGGTTATTCCTGTGCTACTTACCAGAGTAAATGCGCCCCTACCTTGAACACAATATCCATTATTATCGTTAAACCCTGCAACCCACTGACCTCTTTGCGCTCCAAATTGATTCCTGGTCATGTCTATATATATTCCAAAATCAAATAATCTTGATGTTAAACCTGACTCTCCAGTACCAGCAAACCACCACGCATTTAAGATAATATTATTT